CTCCTGAATATTTTACTCTTATTACAGCTCCTATCTGCACACCTTGCAAGTTATTTCCTGAAAGAGTTCCTCCACCTAAACAACAATGAAGTAACAAACCCATTGATTTACAAGCTCTTGGAGATATTGCAGTTCCTCCATCATTCGAATTCTTAGAAGTCAAATAAGAACCTGACTCCATGTTTTTACCAGCGATAGCAGGATCAACTTCTTTTGTTATCTCTGTATCAAGTCCTGGTAAACTTGTTATTGGCAAAGCATATTCTCTTGCAAGAGGTGTTCCAACTGTGGCTTCTCTTGCGATTGTATCTAACACATTTCTTAGATTAGGCATCTTCACTTACCTCCTTCTTTGATTTTCCATAAAACATATTTTGTTTTACTTTTGGTACACTTGGTGTACTAATAATTGTAACAACCCCATTTTTCTGTAGTCTTTGTGCTAAATCATCTGTTAAATTTAATTTATCACCAATTTTGCACTCTTTCCCATCTACTATAAGGTCTTTATCTTTAATCACTTTAACTAACATAAAACCTCCGTTTAATATATTGCCGTTTCCTTGGCTTCAATACCTTGTATTATGTATTGTAAGAAATCATTTCTTTCTTTCAATTGAAACATCTCTGACAAATCGGCACTGACTAACATTACTTTCTCAAACAAATCCCCGAATGTATTATCTAGATTGATCAGCCTTTTAATTGCTTCCCTGCAATACAATATCCAATTGTTTACAGTTTTACTATCATTTCCAGCATAGATAATCCAAATATCTATATTACATCTGTCCCAGGCTCTTGTATCAGGACTATCTTCATCTAAATATTCTGTATATATCTCATTACCTATTATTTCGATTGCTGGATATTGTTGCATTTGGCCTTCTACTGTGTCAAGATAAGCCCATCGTTCTAAGGTTATAGATTCTTCTGTTTCGATTTCTCTAAAACAAATGTCTAACCCTTTTCCAGCATAGATAGTAGCTCCTACTTCTGCCTGTTCTGCAGATCTGCTTAATTCTACACTATCAGCATATACATTTATTATTTTCGTATCTGATCTCAATTTCTCGTGTACTACCTTCATTCCTACTGTTAATAATATTATATCTGCTACACTTATATTGGTTAAAAAAAAGGAATTCAGTCCCATATCCGCCGTAACAGATACAGAGGCAATGTTTGCTACTGTTTTTATATTTTCTACTGCATAAATCATTAGTCCAAAACCTCCTCTTTAAACTTATTATAAGCCCATTCGTGTATTATTGTTGCCCATCTATCTTTTATTTCATTCGTTAATTGTATTGCTTGTCTGCCTCTTTTCTCCTGTACTATAAAGTAAGGAGAAATAACACCAAGATACAACTGCTGTTTACTAATTTTAATATCAGCTTTCGCCTTAGATGAATCACTAGGCCTTCCACCAGTTAAAGCATTATACAGATTATCTCGCAACCTCATTATAGTTTGACCGGGAAAATGTTTCTTTTTCCATTTTTCGTATTTTTTATCCAAAGACCTAAAAGATATTGGCGTTCCTTCACTTCTGAAAATATTTTCTTCTACTTTGTAAAAATCTGCAACAATAGCCTTGAATGGTTCACGCAAATCTTTCAATTGCTTTTCAAATCGTGTGAAACCTCTTATCATTCCTTTTCCCTGACTTGCTGTCTGAATATTTACAACTACCACTGTCTTTCATCCCTTGGATATCTTATATCTCTTGTTGAATCGTATGAACTTGTGCAACCAGGTGCTATAGATGAAACACTTCCTAATAACATACTCGGCCTATCAATAGCTACTTGGAGTCCTTTTTCAAATGAATCTCTATAATGTTTTATCCTATCTATATCAGCCTGCAATGCTTCATATACTTTTGATATTACACCTTTTACTGCTATTGACCTGAGTAGTTTTAATCCTATTTCATCTGTTACCGGTAAAGATATAACTTCTCTTAATCTTGGTTCTATCTCACCTTCTGATATTAAAACAATAAATCTATTCACATCTTCAACTGTTGGCTTAGATGTTGTCGATATAGTAAATTGTTTCATTTCTCTCTGTATATCTTTTACTTCACAATAATTCATATTGTTTCTCCAAAAAATACATAGGGGCAATTAAGCCCCTACAAATTATTCATTTATTACACTAAGAATCTTTAATTCACCACGCTCTTGAAGTCGTGTTGCAATGTCTTCCCAGTATGATGTCTTACGTCCTTTAGCTACACCCTCAAGAAGTTCACAAAGCACCCTTTTCCGGCCTTTGTTTCTTTCAATATCTTCTTTCGCTGGTTTAGCTCTTTTTAAAGACTGAATTTCTTCTGTAGCTTCTTTTATTGCTACATTTACATCTTCACCAGACATCGCAATACCTAATGCAACTCTGGCTATTTCCTTATCATCGACTCTTTTCTCAATGATATCTCTTAATTCACTCTTTGACGGTTTTTTTGTTTCTGACATACGAACTCCTTTATAGTAATTTATTAACTGTTCACAAACTTAACTGCCATCTCATAGAAACCATAACCGGCTCTACCAGACATTTCAGCAGAATATCCATAAACACCATCTGATGCTAATTTACCATCATCAAGGATTGGTAACACTTTCTGTCCGTTTTCAAGATTCTCGAAACCGAATACAAAAGGTTTTACATTGTATGATGTTGCACACAGATACCAGTCATTTGTATCATCCAAGTCTGGTAATGCAATAACATTTTCCAACCATGAACCATATACATTTGCCCCCATGTTTGCAGTAGAAGGATCATATGAAGAATTCTTTATCTGCAAAAATAAAGGTTCTAATACTGTAGGACAAATAACTGTATTAGGTATGTATCTTGTATATCTTCCTTTGTCTGTCTGGAATCTCATCATTGTCCTTCTACCTGTGGCAATGTCTGTAATAAGATTCGCAGCAGTTACTCCTGATCCAGCAAGGAGATTGTCATTTGTAGCTCTGTTTGAAAAGAAAGCGGCTCCATCATAAGCCAGACCGGTAGTACCAGCTACAATTGCATCTAATACTAATTCTGATTCATAGAAACCTATGTTTCTTGCGAGCTGTTCAATTCTTGGTTTAACTCCACCAAGATCATCTCTCCGTAGAGATTTTTTATGAATAGAGAAGCCATCATAGAAATCCCTAGCTTCAAGTTCATAACTGAACTCTGCTAGATCACCATATATCTTGCTTCCTTTCCATTGTCGAATTGCTGGAATATCACCCAACCATGCAAGGTCAAGTTTTCCATTCTTCATTTCCTGTGCCATATATAGCAAATCTATTCCGGAAAGCTGATAATTTGCCATTTGTTCTCTCTTTGCAGCTTCAAATAAGCCATTAAGAGTTTTTGATAATACTGTTGTACTTGGTATATACATATCTTAATTTCTCCTTATAAAGCTTTCTGTGAAAAATCTATGAGCAGGTAACCTGTCTCAAACCCAACACATTTTCCAGAAGCTCCAACATTTGAACCAGCCCCATCTGCAAGGGTATCATCTGCTGACGCATGGAATAATGCTCCAACATCAGTTGCGGCGGCTCCACTATGAGCCAGCAGTGCTACTGTGTTGCAGATTATTTTTACATCTACACCATCAGTATCTACAACTGCCTGTTCTGCACAAATACCAGCAAAAGAATGATTTGCTGTATCTGCGGCAACAACAGGGTAACCATCTGCATTAAAGTTTAACAAAGCACCCTTGTAAAGAGTGTCTGCAACTTTACTTTCTACTACGATCATGTAACCAACATTAGGAAACATAACCTCTACTTGAATATCTGCTGTTAAAGCCATATTATACTACCTCCTTGATTTGATCTTCGGAAAGTCCGAGTTCTTTAAGATTAGCAGCTACAATCTTATCCTCTTCGGATAAAACCTTTTTTGTATCTGCTGTCTCGGTTTTGTCTGTACCATTTTCATCAAATGAAACAACCTTACCCATCTTTCCAATGATCTCTTCGGTGAAATCAGGATTTGTGTCAAACTTACCTTCCCAGTATTCACGATCTTTAGGAAGAATTCGACCTTCTGACAGAGCTTTTTCGATAACTGTTGTTTTTCTAGTTTCGATTTCTTTCTTTTCAGAAGTATTCACTTTTTCACTAAGATCAAGATTTACCTTTGCAAGTATTTCTTTCTCTGATTTTAATTTAGCCACTTCACTGGTTAAATCATTCACCTTTAATACTAATTCATTATTAGCCTCTACGCTAGAGGTTAATCCCAATTCTTTTACAACGATGCTTTTCTCTGCATCTGAAAGAATTATGATTGCTTTTAATAGATCTGCAAAATTCATAATCATCTCTCCTTCATCTATCTTATCTCTATCGCCATGCGTAGAGCTTTTATCCTCATCAATATCTTCGTCTTCATCTGACAAAGCTATATCTTTAGTGCCTGTACCAACAATTTTATTTGCCTCTTCCAACTTAGCTTCCGGAAGAGTATTCATTGCTGGTCTATTTGTCAATGTGGCTGCTGGAAGAACAGGCCAAATCCTTTCATTTGTCTCAATATTAAGTTTAGACTGGATCTCTGCTGAAAAATACTTGTAAATTCCTTTTCCAAGTAGCTCTTTACCTCTATCATTCCATTCGATAATGACTTCCAAGCCTTCATCTCCTGCTCTCATTTCTTTTATCCAGCCATTAGCCGCACCACCATCATGGTCTGTATCG